GCAGCGATCCGTTGCGTAAAGCAAGAGAGCGATGTCTTCGTCGTGAAAGGAGGAGAAGTGGGGAGGAGAGGAAAGTATTTGAAGGTTTCGGGGAGGTGTCTGTGTTTCTATCGGAGGGACGCAGCCACATCTTCGAGAGATATGGGGGGGAAGTGTTTACATCGGTTAAAGAGAAGAAGGAGTACTACGTAAGTAGTCTTCCCGAGCATTATGTACCGAGTGAACATGAGTGGTATAACACATATTGTGGAACGGGGGTGGTCGACAGCTTAAAGGCTGCAGACACTGCTTGGGACTGGATCACACTGGTCGCTTTGGCGACTGGTGGCCGGCCTCAGGAGTGGAACCCTATCTCCGAGTGGAAATTTAAGGATTATCTTTCACTTATGTGGTTCTTTGGTTTTGGGGAGAAATTTCTCAAACAATTGAGGGCAAACATGGCCAGTGCTTTAACACGGCAGCCTTTCGTTGAACCCAAGGAAAACATACCAGTCTACTTCCCTTTCGTGGCAGGTGCCAGTTGTTGGTGGAAATCGCTCCTGAGGAGGTCGTTGCCGAGGCGTCTTAGTGACGCCCAGACTATTTTGTCCTCAAAGGGGTTGTTTCCGGAGGTGTCGAGAGAGTTTATCTCTGACTCTCTGCGCGATACTGTGGCGGCGCTTACGCGGGATCCTTGTGTGGACCTCGAAAAGCGTCAAATGTCGTTTGTGGATGAATTCCCAAACGCGTCACATCATTTCGCGGAGGAGGAGCTCGTCGGTGATCCCGTAACCGGGTTCTCGCCGTCGTCCGTTATGATCGCACTTAAAAATGCCGTCATCCGGACGACTCGCGAGGTCTACCGCGAGTCTCTATCTCGTACCGTCCCCGGTCCTGATGGGTTAGTTACCCGTTGGGACCCAGCGTCGGGCCGAACAACCAGGTTGCCCTGCGTGTCCGGGAGATTCAAGAAATCCCGGGTTCGCAAGGGCGGAGAGGTTAGTCCGGAAGTAGAGGTGGTTAACCAGAGGAAGATCGTCCGGACACGTTGTCCGTGTTGCGACCTTAACCTGGATTACCGCTCATACATCCAGTCTTGCCTTTCCCCTGTCAGTGTGTTGTACAAGGGGATTACTGGGCATGGTATTCAGTACGTAGATGAAGCGACCTGGTCCTTACGTGACCAAGATCTAGCTGCATTCATGACGTCCGAACACATTTGTCAGGGTGATCGCACGGAGGTGTATTCCTACCTGGAGCCGGGTCGACCTGATGGTCTTCCCGACCCCGGTGAGGGTCATGCTCCTTTCCGTGTTGAGCTTGTTGCGTTACCCGAGCCCGTCAAAGTACGGGTTATTTCAAAAGGGGAAAACGAGCTCTACCACTGGCTACCCGGTTTCCAAGGTGATTTTTGGCGTCTGACGAGGCACCCTTGCTTTCGTCTCGTCGGCAGCCCTATCACTGAGGAGATCCCTTTTATCAACTCCCATATCGGGCTTCGTGGTGAGGGTGAAGAGTATCTGTCCATTGACTACTCTGCCGCTACTGACAAGATCCATCCGTTTTTGTCAGAAGTGTGTGTGAAAGAGCTTTGTACATTATTTCAGTACAGTGACACAGATACCCACCTGATCTGCGAGAGTCTCTTGCATGGTCGTATTTTAACCGGCGATGGTTACGTTCGTCAAACTTGGGGGCAGCTCATGGGCCACCCTCTTTCATTCCCAATCCTCTGCATCATCAACGCAGCCGTAATACGGTTCGCGTATGAGTTCGCGGAGAGAGTCGTTCGGAAAAAACCGAATTTCAGGGTACGTTTGCACAAACTTCCGTTGCTAGTTAATGGGGATGACGCCGTCCTCAAGGCGCCGGACTACTTCTATGCGGTCTGGTCGTCTATTACGCCTCATGCAGGTCTCCACCCGAGTGTGGGAAAGAACTGGCGGAGCAGAGAGTTTTTTACGATTAACTCAATGATGTTCTCGCTTGCCGAAGTCCCATACTTCCAGGATGGAATCCTGATGAACCTTCTTCCGGTGCCATTTGTGAATCTTTCCGCGCTCAAGCGGACGCCCTTTTCCGACAGGGCGCTTAGGAAGATCACAGAAGGCATCCGTCCTCTGGGTGGAAGCTCGTATACAGGTTGTCGACTACCTTTCTCACTGCTTGATCTCTCCTCCCGGAGTCATGCATTGATAGAGTTTGTCGACCTCCCGGCGGATCGGTCTCAACTAATTAAGTTATTTCTGAGACGAAACCGTCACATACTAGCTTCGCCTGAGGTAGCGAACTTGAGTGTCAGTTGGCACGCAGGAATCGAATGCGGAGGTATCGGTATACCCGATCCCGCGACCGAACTACATGGTTTTGGTCATTATTCGATTAGCGCTTTTCAACGCGCTTTTCATTGCTACCTCGGGTCTGGCTCCCAAGAGGATATTTTCTACTCATCCGATGATCACGAGTTCCTCAGTTCGGTAACGAGAGATGGAACCCTGATGGTGTCACCACCGCAGGGTTCACAATCGGAGACAATTTCAGTCTCTATCGAACGAAGAGGAGGGGGTCACGTCCTTAGGGACACACCCTCATACGAGTTAGTCCCGCAGAGAGTCTTACCTTGCGGCACGAACCCGGACCGGATCATTACCACTCCCGGTGAGTTTACTGATCGGTTATCAGAAGAGAGTTTTGCGCCGTCGCTCAAGCGGTACCGCGAAGTCATCTCCCGACGCTTATCCAGCTTCTACGCTATGCTCCGCCGCTCTGGTCTTTCGACCGAGCAGTTCTGCTCACGTATACTGGGTCAGTTTTGTGTGGATGATCACGTGCTACCGGCTGTTCGACAAGTCGACCTTACGATCAACGAGCCTTGCTCGGTTCGGCACATTCTACAAACTCCACTGATTGACTATTCCAAGTTGACTTACCTCACACCTTTCACCTACTAAACGTCCAGGTGAAAAGGTGGATGATTACTCATCGTACTTCGTTGAGATAAACAAGATGGCCCCGGGGGATTGGTACCCCCCGGGAGATCTGCGTTGTCATCTGCCTTAAGAACGGCCTGCCGGCCAAGTCACACCACAGGTGTGCCCTTCGGGGCCCTTATAAACTCTCTCTCGGCGGGATGACGCCACTGAATTGATGTTACGGTTCAGTGGTCTTTGGGATGGATACCCAATTGGATCGGTTCGTTCTACCGTTGTAAACGCGCGTTTTCGCGCAGGCCTAGGCCATCATAGTTTTGCAACAGTAGTTCCTTCCGTTTCGTTGTCCGCTCGTACACGTGCGAGCTACGCCAA